AATTTGTGCAACATCTATACCTGTTTCATCAGATATTCTACTTGCTATAGAATCAATTTCTTCTTCTTGTTCTGCTGCAAGTCCACCTACTGTTGAAACTCCAACTAACCCTGCTGCTTTTCCTAAACTAGTTAGTTTACCTGCATCGGAAACTAATCCAAGTTTATTTGCAAGCGATCCAAATTTACTTAAACCAAGTGAAGCTCCGCCTCCTGGTCTTGATGCCATTAAAAACGGATTAAAAGAGCCTCTACCAAAAACAGCAGCTGGCCCACCAAAAGGTAAAGTCGCTAAACCTCCAAGTATTGCAGCTTTACCTACGTTACTTTTAAATATTTTTTTAACTGGTTTTGTAATTTTTCTAACTAATTTTCCTAAACCATATTCTTGTCTAACTTCGCCACCTTTTGCTAATCTAAATTCTTCTGGTAAATTAAATCTTTGTTTAAACTCTTCTAACTCTGCCATGTCACTTTTTTCAGGTTCTATATCAGTCGGTAATTTTGGTGTTAATGGCATAATGGGTTTCACTATTTGTGTTTCATTATCATCCCCACCTAGAGGTGTAACAGGTGGTTTAGCGTTAGGATCAAATTTTAAAAAGTCAGGGTTTATTTTTTTAGCAAGTTGAAAGCCTGCATACGCGGGTCCAAAAACAGATAGACCTACAATATTTTTTCCTACGTCTGATACAGTTTCAAAAAAACTTTTTTTAGGTATTGGTCTGCTTTGAATTTGATCTTGTATTGGATCGTTATCTCCTCCACTACTTTGATCAAAACCATAAGACTCCGTCGTCCCTCTACCACCCATTTCAGGAGATCCTTCAAAACCCGTGCTACCTTTTGCAAAGCCTTTTCTAGTATCATCTACAGAAACATTACCGCCCTTTGCAAAACTACCTTCATATGAAGCAGCTGTACCCGGGTCTGAATACTCACTAAACCCTGTGTCTGCTCCACTGTCATCTGTTATAGAAATTAAATCTTCTGGGTTTACAAACTGTCCTTGACTAGAGACACTTCCTGTGGGCATTGATCCTAAACCACCACCTAATACAGTTTTTTGAAACACGGGTCTTATAAATCCAGCAGCGAGCCTTCCTCCTAGAACTCTCTTTGCGGCAGGGAGAGCACCTAACCCACCAGTTGCCATTAAAGTAAGAATATCTTTTGTAACAGCTGGAGCCTCCCTTGCTACACCTCTACCTAAAGGTCCTAATATTTGAAGTTGGTCTTCATTATCCGAAAGACCTCCTTCTTGCATTAGTTGTCTTGCTATTTGTGATCTAGTTATCGCCATTTTTCCACACTACTTTGTTTTAGGGAACAAATCAAGTGAAGGCATTAGAACTTTTACATCTCTTCTAATCTCTGTTTCTGGCACGCCTTTTGCCTTCCATTCTTCCTCTGATTTATATACCTCACCTGTTTTCAGGTTAGATATGGTTGTTATTATCTTTTCTGGCTTTATTGTTTGCATTATGTTGTTACCTCTCTTGGTTCTATTTCTAGTATTGAAGCTACCACATGAAGCCTATTGGCATAGGCAGCTTGTACTTTTAACACTTCGCTAGCCTCCATAACTAGAGGCTGAGTTAAAAGCTCCACCGTAGTATTAGCGGATATTGATTTACTCTTAAATAAACTAAATATGTTTGATGATGCGTCTACTAAAGTTACTGTTATAGTGGTTCCAGATCCCGAATCATCTGATACTAATATAGATTTAACCACAGCCGTTTTAAAAGAGGGCACTGTATAAACAGTTGTTAGATCTGTGGTTGTTAAATCATTCTTTTTATTTATAAAACTGTTTGCCATTAATTTAAAAAGAAGTTTTGTGCTTCTACTTCATCCTTTAGCTCTTGTTGATACGTTGTATTTAATTTTTGTATAACACCATCAAGATCTCTAACCTGCGCATCTGCTACAGATTGTTTATATGTCTCACTAGGTCTTGTTAAGACTTGTACTATCTTTGCCATTATCTTCTACCATCTGGTTGTATATCTAATCTAAATGTGCCTAGCTTCCAGTCTTGACTAGTGCTTGTGTTTTCTATTTTTAAAGCTATAGCTCTTGCTCGTGCTCTTGTATCTACTTTTGTTGTAGATGATGAAACTGTAAAAGGTCCTAATGAAGAACTAGCTGCTGTATCGTTTGAGTAATTTTTTAAATTTAATGTTATTTGTGTATTTCCTGTTTGCGAAACAAAGTCTGGTACAAATCTCCTTATCTTCATTATAAACTCACCATCTCCTCTGATTGTTGCTACACCTTGTTGTTGCTGAGTAATATCAAAATCTCCTGATAATATATTTGCAGTAATCGCTGTTACAGTTCCGCCTTTAACTTGGTCTGTTCCTGTTTCATGTTGATAGTATGTTGAGATACCATCTGTATTACCTTGCACATATGTAGATGAACTTGATCCTTCAACACCATCTGCATCATATTCTAAAGCGTGTGGATTACCAAACACAGCTGAATCTGCCCAAGCTGTTCTGGCTAATGTGCCCACTGTCCATATTGGTCTTTGTGGTGAGGAGTCTTGATAATTATAACAAACCATTTTATTAACGACTGCAGAGTTTGCTGTTGGGTAAAACCACATAATCTCGCCAAACAAATTATTTAATCCTGCGGATATCATTTGATTACCAGAATCTAAGTTGACATCATCATAAACAAAATCTTCTACTAAACATGGTAATGTTTCAAGGGCACCAGCGTATCTAAAAAACCCATTCTCTGACATCCAGTATGCAGCACCATCAACCTCAACCGCTGCATTCTTACCAATCAATCCACAGTTTGTTCCAACTTGTACGAAGGCAAATGTAAAAGGTTGACCTACGAATCTTTGTAAGAACAAAGCTGTATCTGTGTAAACATAAATTGCATCTCTACCTCTAATAGCTCCCATGATCCGTGATCCGTCGGCCAGTCTCTGTGTACCAGCATCATTGGTTGCTGTAGGTGTGTACGTGTTAATATCCTCAACGGCAGAGAATCGAATAAACATATCATCTTGAGTTGACTTATCACCAATCGTGGTTTCTGTACCAAAGAATACTAAGTGTCTATCCGGTGTAGATACGAGCATGTGTCTTGATGCAGTTGGAGCGTTAGTGATAATAGTTGCTCTAGAATTAGTTGCATCTGTAGCTGCAGAGTTCCATTCAAACACTTCACCATCTACAATTAAACAAATGGCTTTGTCACCAAAGTTATCAATGGACCACATACCAGGATCCACAATTAAGTCTCCTGATGCTGCCTCACCCCATGCTACGAAGCTAGATGAGTTAGTCACTGTTGCTCCAGCCGAGTGTGTTGCTGCTGTTGTATTTCTTACACCTCTTGTTACACCTGTTAAGGTGTTTGTTGATATACCTGTGTAAGATATTTCTTCCGTGCCTATTTGTATAAAGTTTGTGCCTGATGATGGAAACTGTGATGCATCGTTTAATGTAATACTTGTTGTAGATGCATTTATATCTGAAGATAAAACTGTTGTAAAAGCTCCGACTTCTGTTCCACCCCAAGAGCCTAATGACCAACCAAAACCTTGTGATTGTACATCGGGTCCTACTTTGTAATAATGCTGAACTCTAATACCGCCTGACTCACTGGCTCCAGATCCAGTTTCTGCTGATGGCATTGTTATTGTAATCGTGTTAGATGATGGTACGGTAGTTGCCATGAATCTTATGTCATCAAAATCAGATGCACCAAAGTTTGAATTTGTAATAGATGAAAAATTATCTAATAAAACAATATCTCCTGCTGTAATACCATGATCACCTGAAAAGTTTATGGTAACCGTTGCTGATCCGTTGGTTGTGGTAAATGCGTTTGACAATGTGTTTGTAGATTTAATGGGATGTATATCATAGAACACACCACCTGAATAAGCGTATAATATTCTGTTTGATCCTATAATAGAATACTTTCGTCCTAAACTATTTGTAAATTGATGTAATGCTCTTGCTGCACCTGTAATATTATCAGCCCCTAATTGTTTCCAGCCACCTATCTTCTCAGGTGTAGAATACCTAAAACGGACATTATCACAGTCTATCCACTGACCCTCTG